AGGCCATTGACAAACATAATCCCACATCTAGCACCTTCTAAGCCCAGCAATTCACGGTAAGCTGCCATCTGCATGATATGATCATCGTATGGAACGACTTTTTCCAAGGGGGTTTCTTTTGTCTTAAAATCTACAACCACGCCTAATATGCCCTTAACTTTATCTGCTTTGGCGTGTAAATCCACCTTGCCACCGAACTTTAGCTCTGTATGGCTGGCACTCTGCTCTGGAATCCATAATCTAGCCCCATACGCAGCTTGTAAGGCGTTTTCTATGTTACGGCAATAGGTAGGGATTGATTCAAGCAAAATACCGTCAAAAAAGCTCTCTATGATGGCGTGAATGGCACTACCACGATCGGCTGCTTGTTTGCCTTGGGCTTTACTGTCGCTTAATACTCGACTAAGCCACTCGGCTTCTTCTTCGCCCTCTAAGCGAGGTAATGTAAGCGCAGCGAGGATGGCCTGTTCTTGCTTCCATCTGTAAAGACCTGGCTTGGCTGCAACTCCCAAGACTGTTGTAACTGATGGCAATAAACCAAGTTTTTTAGCATCTCGTAAGGTTGTGTTCCTTTGTTTGCCATTCGCACCGATGATTTCGTAGGCTGGATTGCCCATTTCGTCATACCAATGCCCACTTTCACTTGTCTGATCCTTTATTAGCACTTTTTCTTCCCCTTTTTGGTTTTACTTCATCCGTGTTGATGTCATATACAACTTCTACTGGAGCTGCTGGCACAACTTCTACTTCATATTGCGCTGGTATTTCTTGACCACACCAATCCGAGGGCATTTTATTAACGACCACAGGATTGAGCTTACAAGCTCCCATCATATCATTTTGATTAAATACAAAAAACTTACAAGATTTGCAAGTCATTAGATGCCTTTAGAGTAATTAGTAATTCTCATACTGTCCTCTTGGAACACGCATAAGTCTGATGCAACTAGCAGAACCGCTTTAATGACTGCTGCTAAATCTTCTGGTGTAAAGCTAATAAGTTGTTGTTCTTCGTCAACTCCAACCCCTTGCCATACTTTTTCCGTGTATTTAGTTTCAATGATGTCTTTAATTAAGTTCTGCATAGTGTTCTCCTTTAGAACGGAACGTCATCTACAAATGGGTCTTTCTTGGGTAACTCGTCAGACCCTGCTTCTCTAAATCCTTGTGGGATTTTTTCTTTGCCGATTGAAATACTGAAAAACTTGCCCTTTTTACCTTCTTTAACCCAACCCGAAAGCCAATGCTCTTTACCATTAACCATAATTGTGCCTGTATAGTCAGGATGGTTATCAGTCGTTTTACGGTCATTTTTAAATAAACTCCCTGAGCCTTCTTTTGGTGTATATGCCATTTTCTTTCCTTTATAAAATATCTTTGGCGATTGACTTCATTGCACTACTAGACTTGCTTTGCACGGCAGCGTTTGCATCGTCATCGGCTTGAACTACGCCAACAACTGCTGCAAGCGCATATCTACGCATATACGTTAGCGCAGAACCAGAGCCTTGTGCATCAGGCTTAGATACAGGTAAAGACATTTCTTGACCAATCCACTCGCCAGAGCTGTGAGCTAAGATTGTTGTCATTGACATTGTGCCGTCAATATATTCGCCAGGAAACTGCATAACTGATAAGCCGTTTGCAGCCAAAAGATCACGACAAGCATCCCACACAGACTCCAAGTCAGCATACTTAGACTTGAAGAACGGATTTGCTGAATCTTTTTTTGCATGGCTCAATTTCCCCTGAACGATTGACAAAGCTGTTGCTAATTTAGCGATTGATTCTGATTGATTCATTTTGCACCCCCAAATACATTCCCAAAATCATTAATAACATCACGCAAAATTGGATGCACATGAGCATTGCGTGGTTTGCCACAAGCATGACGAATGATGTCAATTTGATCTTGTGTTGGCCATCCACACTCCATCGCATCTAATGCTTCTTCAAGTTGTTCTTCATGCTCTAACATCAGTTGGTGTAATTCACCCATTTCGTTCCCCCGAAAAATATAGCGAAATTGCTATGATTAAACTTTAACATAACTAAAAAAGATTTGTAAAGTATTTGATTAATTTTATTTTTCTTGTTAACATTTGTTAAATGATCCCAAACAAAGCAAACTTTACGGATGAGCAAATTATTGGATTGCTCGGTGGCACTAAAAAAGTGTCGCTTTTATGCAACAAAACTCATTCCGCAGTCATCCAATGGCAAACAAGAGGTATTCCATACGCTCAGTTATGTTATTTGGCAGCTCAAATAGAAAAAGAAAGTCATGGTTTAGTAACCAGAAAAGACTTATTTCCAGAGTCCTGGCACATCATTTGGCCTGAATTAAAGCAAACGGAAAAACAATGAACTTCTATCCTTTTCACATAGGTGATTACATCAGCCATACAAGCCATTTAAGCGATGCAGAAGATTTGGCATATCGCAGAATGATTGACCTTTATTTTCAAACAGAAAAGCCGTTTAACGACATTTCTTGGGTTGCTAGAAAGGTTAAATCTACTTTAGAAATAGTTGAGGTCTTGATTGCTGAGTTTTTTGTATTGGAAGATGGTGAATGGCATAACAAGAGAGCTGATCAAGAAATAGCTAAGTATCGTGCTATGCAAGCTGGGGGGCGCAAAGGGGCAAAAGTAAGGTGGGCAAAGGAAAAGGATAGCCCCCCTAATGCTACCCCAATGCCAACCAAGAACCAAGAACCAAGAACCATTAACCATAAACCAAATATAAATACACCTGACGGTGTTTCTGAATCTTTGTTTAAAGATTATTTAGAAGTTCGCAAAGGGAAGAAAGCCAAATGGACAGAAACTGCTTACAAAGGATTACAAAGAGAAGCTGATAAAGCTAAAATGACTCTTTCAGAAGTAATGCAAATGTGTTGCGAAAGGGGTTGGGTTGGATTTAAAGCTGAATGGGTCAAAGAAGAAGCTATTAAACAGAAACAGTTACCTTTGGCTACAAACGAACAGATTGAAGAAGCTTACAGGGTGGAATGTGGTAAAGACCCAAAACTAGCTCGTTTTGGAAGTTATTACGAAATGCGAGAATATGTCATTAAACAAAGGGAATTGCGATCTAGAACACAGGCATAGATGCGCTATTCGCTATTTGTGTCATCTGCGCCACAAAAAAGGGTTAAGTTGGTTTAGAAATTACATTAGCGATAAAAACTTTAGTAAAGTGGTATTAGACGATTTTTTTGAGCAATACAAACATGGAAATAAGGGGGAGTGGGGAACATGGAAAACTTTAGATTAATTGGCAACTTTGATCCAAAACCTGTAGAAGAAGAATTACGTAAAAGCCAGTTTTGGGATTGGCTTAATCTGCGTAGAAATGATCCATCTTTAAAGCATACAGCCGTTAAAGACATTGTTTTACGGTTTCAGTCTGTAATGTATGATTCAACTTATCAAAGCTTTTACGATGGTTTAAAGTGCGAAGATTACTTTTCTCAGCGTTACCATCCCAAGACCATGAACGTCATTTATGACGAGTTTCCTGTGCATTTATTAGGGCGTGTCATGGTGGCTAATTTAAAGCCAGGTGGCGTAATTGACTACCACATTGATGAAGGTAACTATGCCAAAAAACATGACCGTTACCACATGGTTGTAACGTCTAATGACGATGTTACGTTTACATCAGGTAACGAAAGCTGCCACATGAATCCTGGCGAAATTTGGTGGTTTAACAATCAAGCTTTACATTACGTTGCAAACCAAGGCAATGAAGATCGTATTCATATCATTGTGGATGTTTGGAAATGAAGATATTAATTATGGGATTGCCTGGTTCTGGCAAAACAACATTAGCTAAAAAGTTAGCTGCCAAGCACAATGCAATACATTTAAACGCAGATGATATGCGTAACAAAGTATGGACAGACTTAGATTTTTCTATTTCATGTCGGATGATCCAAGCGCAACGTATGGGTTCTTTGTCAGATATTTTGTTGCAACAAGGTTTCAATGTTATAGCTGATTTTGTATGCCCAACAAACTATACTCGTGAGCTTTTTGGCCCAGCT